TAAAATTCTTTTAAAAATAAAGAACTTAAATTCTGTACAGGAGATTCGTTATCATGATTAGCAGCAACTGAAGTATTGAATACTAATTCTTCTGAATCATTAATACTATGATATGAAGTTATTCCACTGAAACCACGAACACATCCTGTAAAAGTATTTGTAGTTAAACCTGTATATGTTATTATTTCATCATCAATTTTTAGAAGACCGTATTCATTAGGAAAACCTCTTGTGTTTATAACTTGGATTGTATCATCTGATGAATTTGCAGACGCAGTAAGAGAAGTAACACCTACAATAACTTGTGGTGTTAACTGATCAAGACTTAAATATTGATCGAGATTATCAACTAGGTCAATAGGACCTCCTTGATACTCCACTGAACGGTAGTATTGTTGGAGAAAATCAACTGTCTTTGGACTTTGATCTAAAATAAATTCAGGTAATTGTCCCTCGATCAGTTCATGAACCTTTACTCTCGATTCGATACCAGTTTGTATCATATTTTATCCTCTTTTTAGCTCTCCGTTGCTATAACTAGATGTTACCTTAAATCCAACTCCTGAAATCTTCTCACCTGAAGATATAGTGTCTTTAACCATATTTATCGTACTTTTTGAAACATCAAACTCAAGATATAGATCCTTTAATCCAACTACATCATTAGATTCTGGGAATGCTTGGACTTCAATAATATCATCATTCAAAACAGTGCTAGTTATCAAAGTTGTGGTTAAGATGACCTCTCCTTTTATGTAATCTACAAGACCTGCAGATCCTATAACAATTCTAGTCTCTCCAGTTTCTTCAATTGGTTTAACTATAGCAAGTGCACCTGTCCTTCCATCTGCGTTAGGAATATCTGTTAAGTAACAAATATCTGGTTCATTAATAATTGTAAATCCTGTACTCTTTATATTAAAACCTGCACTATTTACATGAAATCTGTTTCCAAAACATAATTCATACTGTGCTTCTTGATTTATGAGTGCTCTTAGGTTTCTTCTAATTCTAACTCGTGTAATATTAGAAGTTATAGCACGATCTACATCATCAATTACGTTCAAAACCTTACTATATTTAAATCTTCCACCAAATTTACTCAAATCTACAGAATCTGAGTAAGATTGAAGTGCATTTGAAACATTTGTCTTTAAATTATCGACGTTTGTAACCTGAGATGAGTTAAAATACACAGAAGAATCAACTTCAACATAAAGAATTTTAATATCAACAAGTTTTTGGTTAATTCCTGTTAATGCATAACTCTTTAATTTACTAATAATGAAGTCTTTATCAAAATCAGACACAAAATCGCCATTTTTTGGTTTAATACTGATTCTAACAGTACCAAATTCTGGTGGATCTAACTCTTCACCACCAACAACTGATATAGATTCAGTATTTGGGTAGATATTTTGTATAATTGCCTCATAATCTCTTGCTGTAACTGCTCTAAACTGTGCAGCATATAGTCTTGGAGCAAAATATTTGACTGATTCTATAGGTTCTATGTCTGTTCCACTTGTACTTTTAGTAATTGTGGTTAAACTTGCTGATTGAACAGTAACTGGGTTATTCAAACTGTTTATAAATGTACCCGCAAATGAGAAATTTTCAGCTCCATTACCCAATTCTCCGTCTGTAACAATGTAAGTTACTGTAATTTCTGTTCCATTCTCTAATTTTTTACCAAAAATACCATCTCCAAAGAGTAATTCATACTTTTCATCCTGTACTTCTTGTATTAAGTATATCTCTGAATCTCCATCAACACCAACAATGTTGTCTACAGCAGCATATTCTCTACCAATTCCTGATTCTCCAGTGCCTTTTACCTTGACAACAATGGTTTGTATGTCTATAAATGGGTTATCAAGTAGAAAACGTTGATCTAAACTACCATCAACTGTAAATTTCTTCTTTAAAAGTGCTCCTTGATAGATTAGGATTGGATCTGTAGCACTACCAAAGGTTGCTTTACCATCTACAACTGCTGTAGTAATTGGTTCTGGTATTGAAAATATGTAAGAACTGTCATCTGTAGCACCCACACATACAGGTCCTCTTGCTTCAAGTGTAAGTGTTGCCAAACTTGTTGAACATTCTACGTCTAATGTTATACTTGCTCTTGCACATGTTCTAGAACGAGGAACATATCCGATTCCTCTTGCCAAAGATACGACATTTTCCCTCAAAGTTGCTGAATCTAAGAAAGATTCGTTAACAACCATGTTCGCATTGAAGGAGTTAATGTAAGTATTGTATGCTAAAGTGTTTAAAAGAACCGAAAAATTGGATCCCTCAAAGTCAAAATCAGTAAAAGTAGAATTTGCTCTTAAATAATCTTTTAACTGTGCTTTGATTTGATCAAAATCTAAGTTTGTAAATTTAGTAAAAGGCATATTATCTTGTTGCTTCTAATAGGAACGTATAATCTTGTGTCGGGGCAGATTCTCCAATCAAACTAAAGGATACGTTTACCTCAAATTGATTGTCATCTGGACTTGCATCCACTTTAACTCTTAAATCAGAGATTCTTGGTTCAAAATTAAGTATTGCTTCTGTAATTTCACGTTCAATTACCGATGCTGTAGCAAAATCAACGAAGTCAAATAAAGATCTACGAACATTTGATCCGAAGAGACTATCAAAAAACCTTTCTCCACGAATAGTTTGAACTATATTACTTACAGATTTACGAATACACGCAGTATCCCTCAATATAGGTATATCTTTTGTAACAGGATGTGGTTCAAAAGACAGACTTATATCCCTAAATTCGCGTGATCTTAATTGGGATGCCATTTATACAATACTTCTTCACTGTATTTAGCACGTTTTTTTACAATAAGTTACAAGGATAATGAATATTGGGTTGTTCCCACCAAAAATGGAGGTCAAATTGGTCGCTATCGTAGTGTAAAGACACTAAATTGCACTTAAAACGACTATGTTGACTCTCACAAAGTGCTACAGCATAGATTTCAGCACCAGATGCCCTTGTCATTATGTTACATAACTCCATTAAATTATCTCCCCACACTACACCTGATTGAATTAGCACAAATTTATCCCATCTTCTCTGCCATTTCATAAAATTCTGTGTAAATTCAGTTAAATACTCTCTTTTGTCCTCATCTGGGTATGGAACATTAACTGATTCTATATTAAATATCTCTTTTTCCATAGAAAGACTATGAGAGAGGATTTGTGTAGCAATTCCTGAGTAATCAGGAGCAACTGACAGGAAACAAGTGTCTTTTGGATGAATTGGCAACTCTGCCATCTTCATTTTATACGCTAATTCCTGTATTAACGCTCTCTCTTTGTCTTCTGATATGAAAAGTAGGTTTTTCATCCTAATTCTGGGTGATCAACGTAATTTATACCGTTAGAAGTGTCTAATTTGGTCTCTTTTGCTGTTTTCCAGAAATAATTTTCATCATTTCCGAGTCCATCTCTATCATGACCGTTCTCAACCTGATAATATACGGTAGAAACCTTAAAATCGGGTGTTTTTGGCACTTCTGGGGTTAAACTATTATCATAAATCCTCATTCTGTTGTTCGGATAGAGGCAAAATTGCCCATTATCGAGTTCAATGAGGTTATGAGACTTATGTTCAGCAGGTTGTTCGCTAGTTGAGTAGTCAATTGCGTCTACATCCTGATGATAATTGTCTAAAGTGCAAATATATGTGCCAGTTTGCGTTCCATAGTCTCTTGTAAGCACTTCATAGTGCATAGAACCCACAAATTGCTTCTGAACAGCAACTACACCATAGTCCATACAGTTCCAAAACTGTAAATTATGCAATTCCATGTCTGGTTTTGGTGTTTCTGGGTCTGAAACGAAGGCAGAAATGGGTAATTTATCGAACATCGCGGCATATTCGGGTAAATACGTCTCAAAATAGAAAGCACGACCAGGTATGCTCTTCGCAGAGACCCAAACACCTTTTACAAACTCTCCATGACCACTTTTATGGTCGGTTAAGTACTCTTTTCTTACCCATACTTCGTAAGAAGGTAAATTACAAATTAAAGCGGGCATTGAAGTTACCTCCCCTGCCCACGATATCTCTTTCGAGCCGAGTTACGCGATGACGCGGCATACTTAGAGTGTTTTCCTCTCCCTTGCCGAGTTTTTTTCGGGCGGGATTCAATTTTGTTCGCCATATTTTGATAGTTTACGTATTGTTTCGAGTGATTCGGGTCGAGGGGTTCCCTCGCTGTAGAACTTCTGAGAAAGATCCATCATTGTATCGAAGTATTCTTCCTCAGTTAAGTCTTGATGGAGCAAAACTCCATTGCATTTGATATCAAATAATTCTACTCTTTTCATGACCTACACGAATACGAGGGTCGCACCAGATTTCAAAACCTGCTTCTTTTGCATCAAGGCAGAAAGATACGTCCTCTCCGCACATATCCTGCACTTCTCCTGATTCAAAGACCTGCATTTTAGGTGCGAACCAAGGATAAGGCATTTCTGGATGCTCAAATACTCCATGTTTAATCAGCAACCATCCGAAACCTGTATAGTCTACTGTAAAAGGTTTGCGTCTCTTCTGTATACTTTCAAGAGTTTCATGATTCATAACTCCACCATTGTTGCGGAAATCATCTTCCTCTAACCAGTGTGCAACTGAAGTAGTTTGACCATCTTCAGTACAATACCAACCACCACAGATTTGTCTTTCCTTAGTCGGATCAACTACAAGTCTCTCTCCAACTTTTTGCTTGGAAGGTTTTCCATCTGCTGTTAGAACTGGTTTACCCTTATCATCAAGTATTTCTTGAATTACGTCTTCTTTTGATATTGCTTCTTCTGGTATTGACATCAGTATAAGTTGATAAAACTTCTCTGAGTTGAATACTATATCACTATCAATCCATAATTGATAATCATACTTTAACTTACCATCCCAAGGTATCTGATCAGGACCACGAAGAACGTTTGCTCCTAAACACTTACATCTTGCAAAGTTCACCATAGAACTATAATCTTGAGAAATCTGAATACTTGCTCCAGATTGTACAAGATCAAAACATAGTTGAACGAATGACTTTAAAAAGATATAACTTACACCTCGGCCAGGTAGACAAAATACTATTGTCTTTCCTTTTATTAATTGTCTTGCTAAAGCATAATCCCATTCTTCCTTCTTTGGTTTGGACTTGACGGGGTTTTTTGCTTTAACTGTAAATCCTTTTGCCATAATGTGTTGTAATTACATTCATATCATACACTATTATATAGTGGTTGTCAATTAGTATGAATGATCATCAAGAGAGGGGTTTTCCACCTCTATTTTTTGTGATGGTAACTTAGTATATGATAGGTCTTCTTCTTTATATGATGTATGCATCAGACCAACCATTGCTTTGAGTGTAGTCCATGTAACTTTGAAGTCTTCTTCTTTTACCGAATGCATAATGCATTGGTCTTTGGCATAAAAATGATAAACAGTTTCGGTTTCTTTAATCATCCTCTTTTTCTTTTAAGATAATTTCATCCTCATCGGATAACTCTAATTGTAGCACAGTTCCCTCATACCATCCCATATCATTAACCATCCACTCAGGCAGATCAATCATGAAGTTCCCAGTTATGGGATCGACCTCTATGGGCGAAAAATTTTCTGCGGAATTTTTTTGCATATCAAGACAAAAAGTTTTGGATTTGGTACGGGTTTTGACTTTATGTATAACGTTCGATATTTACCTCTCGATTCGGGTCGTTTATAGCTTAATGGTACCTATCGTTTTTATATACGGGTTTCGGCTAGGATCAACGATCCCCCAACCGATGGGGGACTGCTGATACACTAACCCATAGGGTCTGTTAGGGTTCGTATATGTATCCAGAGATGGGGCATCTTGGATAAGGATCGCCTGTGTAATAAGG